GTATCAAAAAAGTCGCTCTTAAACATAAGCATTCAAGTACTATAGAATTCACAAATTTTATATTTGAAATTGAAGCATCTACTAAAGTACTTTTAGAAATGACTAGACATAGACACGCTAACTATGCTTGTAAATCAAGTCGATATACTTTGAATAAAGGTGAAATCATATTTGAATCTACAGGTGATGAAGAAGTCGATGCTGCTTTAGCTACATGGAATAGTATTATTACAGCCTTTGTAGCTTCTGGTAAGTCTAACGAAATAACATCTTTGATGCTTCCACAGGCTTATCAATACAAGTGGCAAGTACAATTCAACGCAAGATCATTAATGAACTTCTTTGAACTACGTAGATCAAGAGCGGCACACTTTCACATTCGTGAAGTAGCAGTGACTAGTTTCAATTTTCTTTAACCTCTTTTGTGTATAATTATGGTTAGAATACAAAAATAAGGATCCAATAACTAATGAAAACACTCCCAATTGAAACTCCTAATCCCCTATTTGGACTATATTTATACCCAGAAATAAAAGAGATTATGGAACAACAGCAAGATGTAACTTGGACTGCTCAGGAAATACCTGTAGAGAATGATATTCATGATTTTAAATCTGTAATGTCACCAGAACAACTACATCTAAATACTATTACCCTACAACTCTTTGTAGAAATCGAACAAAAAGTTGGAGACATCTGGGCAAAAATCGCTAAATGGTTTCCACATTCTGAAATCGAAGGTGCTTGCACTGAAGTAGAGCGAATGGAAAAAGCAGTTCATGCTTTCTTCTATCAAAAAATGTCAGATGTTTTAAACATCGATCCGGAAGAAACCGCAAAAAATCAACAAACTATACAAGTATTGAGAAATAAGTTAAATCTGATAGAATATATTACATCTAACTTAGACGAAAATAAACCATTGTCCTTAGCTACAGTAGCGTTAGTAGAACAGGTATTGTTATTTAGTAACTTTGCCATGTTAAAATCGTTTAAAGCTAACGGTAATAACTTAATTAAATATACACTAACAGGTGTAGATTATGTAATTCAAGATGAGCAAATTCATGGAGAGTTAGCAAAAGGATTATTCCTTACTTATCTACAAGAAAATGAAAGATTCAATTTATATGATCTTACTGGACTACACTCTCAGATACTTGAAGTAGTTCACGAAATCGTATCTCATGAAGATGCTGTAATCGACTATACCTTTCCTGGAAATACCGCTATAAACGATATTACAGGAAATCAGCTAAAGCTATTCATACGCTCTAGAGCAAACTGGGTACTAGAAAGTATAGGATATGATCCGTATTATACTGTTGAAAACAACCCTATTGGAACTTGGTTCTATAAAGGAACCAAAGGTCTTAAGACTCATGATTTTTTTGCGTCAGGAAATTCACAGTATCGTAGAGGATGGAAATTTGATAACTTTACCAGAATTCCGTTTATAAAAGGAGATACTAATGAATAAATACGAAAGATTAAGTCATCAACGTAAACAGTTTCAAAGAGACGGATTAATACCTGAATGGATGTCTACTGCTAGTTTCCAATTACTAACAGAACAAAACTACCTAGACACAGCAGAAACACCTAGAGATATGTATGTCAGGATCGCTAAAAGAGCCGCAGAATTAACGGAATTTACAATCCCTTCATATTTAGGTTATGACTCTTGGTATGATGCTTATATCGATGTATTATGGAAAGGATGGGTATCACCGTCTACTCCTATTCTAACGAATATGGGTAACAATAAAGGACATCCAATTGCATGTTCTGGTACTAATCTAATGGATAATATCAGAGATTTTTATACAGCAAGACGAGAAATAGCACAACTAACTCAACGTGGGTATGGTACTTCATGGTGTTTAGACGCTGTAAGATTCAGAGGATCTCTAATATCTAAAGGTGGTACTGCAAATGGTATCATGCAACCAGCCCAAGGTGTAGTTGATGATATGAAAGAAGTATCACAAGGAACTAGAAGAGGATCCGTAGGACAGTATTTAAACGTACTTCATCCGGATTTCGATGAGCTTTGTGATCAAATAATGTCTGATGATACAGGATGGAATATCGGATGGAACATCACAGATGAATATGCAGATCTATTTAATAAAGATTTAGATAGAGCTGATTACATATGGAAGCGATTACTTCGTACAAAGATGACAAAAGGTAAAGGCTACTGGTTCTTTCTAGATAAAGTAAATAGATACAGACCTAAGATGTATGTAGATAGGAAATTCTATGTTAAACACTCAAACTTATGCGCTGAAATAGCATTAATGAATGATAAAGATCACTCATTTACTTGTGTACTATCATCTATGAACGTATCAAAATACGATGAATGGAAAGATACTTATGCTATTCAAATTGCAACATTTTTACTAGATGCTGTAATGTCTGATATGCTAATCAAAGCAAAAACAGAACCTGGTTTTGAAAGAATTGTAGCATTCACTGAAAAATCTAGAGCTATTGGTCTAGGTCAATTAGGACAATCTACATACTTTCAGATTAAAAATTGGGAGTTCGGTGATTTCCAATCTATCCAGTTTAATCAAATGCTTATGAAAGAAATGGATAGAGAGACTCTTGCAGCGTCAAAGCTATTAGCTAGAGAAGTAGGTGAACCAGAATGGATGCAAGGTTATGGAGAAAGATTTTCTCATAGACTAGCTTTACCTCCAACTAAATCTACAGCAATTATTATGGGTGGTGTATCTGAAGGTATAGCACCAGTATATGCAAATGTATATGAACAAGATACAGCAGGCGGTATGATTTATAGAATCAACCCTCCGTTCTTAAAGTTAATGAAAGAGCGTAATATGTATACCGAAGAAGTAATGAGACGTATTGCTGAAGCTCAAGGATCCGTTCAAGGAGAAGATTGGCTTACAGATCATGAAAAAAAGGTGTACAGAACTGCTTTTGAAAGAAACCAAGAAACAATTTTGTTAATGGGATCTCATAGACAAAAGATTATGTCTGAAGGTGGCGGTGGACAAGGACAATCATTGAACTTGTATATCACAGCAGAAGAAACAGAAGAAGAAATATCTAGACTACACGATATTGCATTTAGAGATGAATTTATACACTCTTTATACTATATCTATAGTACAAACGAAGAATCTACCTACAAAGTAGATAAATCAGAATGTTCAGCCTGTGAAGGCTAGGCATTCTACTACTAAACATAAAAGGAAATAACCTATGAAACCCGAAGAAGAAGTAATTCTAGAAGCTGTAACTAGTAATGATGCTGGAGAAGATACTACAATGACTGTTGATGAAACTCTTAAACAAAGAGGATCACGCTATGGCTCATTTAAAAACCATGCACATATATCATTGACATTACGTACAGCTATATTTTCACATTATGGACAAACACATCCGCAAGGACCAAATCTATCACCTTCTCAAATAGAAGCTCTAACAATGATCTGTCATAAACTAGGCAGAATTGCTAATGGAGACGCATTTTACGATGATTCGTGGAAAGACATTGCAGGATATGCTGAGTTGATCGTTAAAGAACTACAAGGTATTGAAGTATGACAGAAGCTGAAATAGAAAAAACAATTCAGGACAAGAAGCTAACAGCTTTACGTCTTACTCCACAAGATATAGACAACGCTATTGAGTATGCAGAATACTTTCATGTACCTAATACTACAACTACTATATGTGCTCTTGTATTAAAGAATACGTACGTTGTTGTTGGTAAGTCCGCAGCAATCTCAATGGAAAATTTTGACGAAACGTTAGGAAAACAAATTGCATTTGATAATGCTAGAGAACAAATATGGGCTTTGGCTGGATTTGCTATAAAACAAACACAATATGAAGGAAAACTAAAATGAGAAAAAAACCATCCCTATCTACTGAGGCTGAAAATCCTTGGGAGAATACAATACCAATTATCAAAACAAATTTCCATACTGATGCGTATGTATGTGACAGTATAAACGAACCATTTGATTATGCTGAACTATATCATACGTTACACAATGCTAATGAACATGAAACTTTTACTCTTCATATCAATACCCCAGGCGGTATGATTGATTCAGCTTTCATGGTAATTGATGCTATCAAAACATCTAAAGCTACAGTAACAGCACACCTTACAGGTACAGTTGCATCTGCCGGTACTATGATTGCACTTGCTTGTGACAAGCTTACAATCGCTGATCACACATCATTCATGATTCACAACTACAGTGCAGGCATGATGGGTAAAGGTCATGAGATGAAAGCTAGACAAGAGTTCACAGATAAATCTCTCAACGATGCGTTCAAGACATTCTATAGAGGTTTCCTAACTGATACAGAAATGACTGAAGTAATCGACGGTAAAGATATGTGGATGGGTAAAGAAGAAGTAGTTGCACGTTGGGATACAAGATGTAAGTTACTTCGTAAAGAAGTAATTCCTAGAATCTCTGATAAAACAACTAAACCTAGCGAGTAATCATATGGAGTATCTAATATTAGACACAAACATATTACTACTAGATGCAAATAATTTACTTACTTTAGGGAAAGACTATATAATAGTCTTACCTGAAACTGTTATTGATGAATTAGATGTTAAAAAAACAGATGACAAACCAGATCTACGATTTCAAGCAAGACAGTTTGGACGAATATTAACCAATACTACTATTGTTGATATTTTAGTTACAGATACTCATGCTATTGTAACTCGACAGTATGAAGATGTTACTATTAAAACTATCTCACTAACAAAATACGATGTGTTTGACGATTCTGAAGTTAACATTAGAAATGATCGTAAGATACTTCAAGCTACAAAATTCTTTGCTGACTTAGGTCACAAGGTAACATTTATGTCTAATGATGTAATGTGTAGAGAACGAGCATTAGTATATGGAATTAATTCTATAGACTTAAAACTTGTAGAAATTAGTGAAGATAAGTTCACAAAACAGTTAACAATACCTTCTAGTGTATTTGTTAAACTACACAATATGCTTATCCTTGATGTAGATCCTGAATACGTACCTGCTAATTACAATTACATATTCGCTGATGAAACTACAGGACAAACTAAACTTGCTAATCTACGTAATGGAATGGTAGATGTATTAGGTAAAGATACAGAAACTGAACTACGTCGTCAAGATGTAGCTCCAGCAAACTCTGGACAGCTGTTCTTAGCTCGTGCCATACAAAACCCTAACATTGATATTGTTGTCTGTGAAGCCTCAGCAGGAACAGGTAAAACATTAACTGCTTTCTCTAACGCTTTGCAATTAGTAAAGAAGAAAGACTACAATCAAATTATTTATATCAGAAACTCTGTGGATGATGTTGAAAAAGCTGAAGAGATGGGCTTTCGTTCAGGTAATGATGAAAAAGTAGCTCCTTACTTTGGACCTGTAGATGATACTTTAGATTTTATCGTAAGAAACAGATATAAAAGTTCTAAACTAAAAGGTAAAGCCTTTGAAGATTTTGTGGATGAACAAGTCGAAGAAATGAAACTTCGTTACTGTATCACTACAATAACTACTCTAGGTTTACGTGGACGTACTTTTAAAAAAGGAACTGTAATTATTATGGATGAAAGCCAGAACCAAACAGCTTCTTCATTTCAAAAAGTACTTACTAGAGTTGGTGAACAGTGTAAACTGATCATCATGGGATCAAATAAACAAATCGATCATCCGTATATTACTAAACATACAAATGGTCTATCTGTATTGTTAGATGCTTGTACTAAAGAACAAACTAACGTTAAACTTTATGCAGTACCTCTTACAAAAATATTAAGATCAAACATTGCAGAATTTGCAGAAACTACATTCTCAAAGGTAAAAAGATGACAAAGTACGATACCGTCATGATAGAAACTGCTGTGCTATTTGCACAACAATCCTACTGTAAGAAATTACAAGTAGGTGCTGTAGCTGTTAGAGATGGTAGAGTACTAGTTACCGGCTACAATGGTACTATAGCAGGAACAAATAACTGTTGTGAAGATGAAAACTACAAGACTAAAGATACAACTATACATGCTGAACAGAATCTAGTATTCTATGCTGCTCGTAAAGGTATCAGCCTCGAAGGCGCTAAAGTATACATCACACACAATCCCTGTGAACAGTGCGCTAAAGCCATGGCTGCAGCCGGTATCTCAGAAGTCATATATAAAGACTTTTACAAAAGTGACCATGGCTTGAAATTTTTAAAAAAATGTAGAATTAACTACAGACAACATAAAGGATAGTCAATGCAAAATCCAATTAAAGCTGTGTATCAATGGCAAAAAGATGCAGGCAATCTAGAACATGCTTATAACGATTTTCTAGAATCTAGTTTTCAAATAGAAGAAGCACTTGAAGGACTTACTTCTTTACCTGAACTAGGAAAACAACTTGAACTCCATGAAAGATTTCATGATTGCCCAAAAGAACTTTCAAGATTTATAGTATCTTTAGGACATCAAAAACCATGGGTACTAAATGATGTAGATCGTTTCGATAAAGCTATTGATGCTATCGTATTCGCTATTGGATCATTAGGTAAATTAGGTTTAAACCCACAACAAATACAGCAAGGTATTCTTGCAGTAAATCATGCAAATACTCAAAAGCTAGGTATGCCTAGAGATGAACATGGTAAACTTATTAAACCGCCTGAGTTCGTAGGCCCAGAAGTCGTATTACAAAAAATACTAGACCAAAGGAGTTAACATGGAAAAAGAATATAAAAGAGTATACGATTATTTATATAGTGTACATAAAGCATCACCAACTGTTAAGGAGGTACTTTCATATATGCAAATGTCTGACTATATAGAAGGAAAATCGTAATGGAATTTTTACTTATAGGCTTTGCAACAGCAGCCAATCTTATTGTTATTAAAATGAAAGTTGAGAGTAAACGTTATGAAGATGCTATTTTTGATGCACTACTTCTTGTACTGCTTAGTGCAGTTTTTGGAGGTTCATACGCAGGGCTTGTAGTTGGTACTATAGCTTCTGCATTTATTAGTGCATATTTATACGCTAGTCCTCCAAAATTTTTCAGCGGTGATAACGGATATCTTAAAGAGTTTTTAAGAAGGACTAAACGAAAAGGATCTAGATGATTCAAAATTTAATCAAGTCAGTAGGTATAGTATTTACTTTCCTACTGATAGCTTTTCTCGCAATCATATCTATGTACTTAATCTATATTTTCGGTATAGGGTTATTTATTATAGGTTCAATCGCTATAGTATTTTACTTTCTCCAGGACTTACGGAATAAACGTTAAAGTCTCTGGTTTAAGTACTGCTGGTGTTATCATTTCCATGATTTGGTCTAGCGGACTGTGGAATGGTAATACATCACCAGGACCATAGCCGAAGTTAAACCAACTTCTAGTGAAGAAGGCTTGATCTTGGATTGTCTCCACATCTACCAAGTATTCTTGTCCTAACAACAGTGCTAGTGCATTGATAGGATACTTGTACGTACTTGTTGCAATTACACGCTGTATATTTTTAGTATACTTCGTAAACATAATTGCACCTACACGATTTAAGTACTCTTCTAATCTAGAGGCTGGTTTGTTATAGTTTACATAGTTTTCTAGTAAGCTATAATGACGAATAGCTTCTGCTTCTTTAAAGAATGCTGCTTTCTGTTTCTGCGTAGTTAACTTAGCATTGCCATGTTTATCTACCCACCATGAAGGCAAAGGTCTATCGCCAGAAGCTTGTCTAATCTCCATACGCTTTCTACGTCTATTCTCAACATCCCTAGCAATCAAATCTGACATCTGTAATACTTCTTGGTTAACTTTATACCAGCTAGTTTCAGAACTTAAGTACATCCACTGTAACGGAGTCTTAACAAATGTAGGCATAGGTTTTAGTTTTTCATCTATAATCTGTTTCCATTTGTTAGTACTTTCTACATCCATTGCTTCAACATCTTCAGCAACTGCTTGATACAAACCAATCTGCATAAGTTCATCAATAGGACTTTTACTGTTCTGAGTTCGTAGCATAGCAAGTCTATTCTTCTCATCAGGTTTAATAGTCTTTGAAGTTTCTTTTATTTCAAGTCTAGAAATCTCTCTGTTATTTTTAATATACTTTCGTATATCTGCAAAACTCTGCTTGTAATCCATAAACAATGTTTTAGGATTTACCTCTCCAGTCATAATAGCATACACAACATTACTAACTATATTTCCTACAAGGATAAAAGGCATCTTCATTAAAATGCTACCTTTAAGTACTTTTATAGCTTCTATCCACATAGTCTCTGCCATACGAATAAGACCTTGTATAAATGCCGGAGTTATATATTTTAATCCCGGGAAATCTACAATACTTAAATGTCTATACCCAAAGTACATATGCATCAAGTATCTAGGTACAGCTAATGTTTCTTGAGGATGTTTTTTAATAGCATTCTTAAATGACGGTGGTAATACAGCGTAAATTTCTTGAGCTTCCTTATTAGTAGCTTTCGGTCCTATCAATATGTATTCCATTCCTGTCTTACCTACAGTAGATCCTGGAATCCAATCCTCTTTCATTACTTCTAGTATGTGATCAAGTACTCTTTTGTTATGCTCATTAGTACCAGCTTTATCAATACTGTTACCAAAAGATCTGGCGAGTACATCACTTACTTTTGTGTCTTGCCCTAGATACTTCTTCTTTGATGCCTTGTTCATCATATAACGGTAATCAGTTACATTCCCAAACTCATCCATTATCGGTGCCATAACTACATTGTCATTCGCATTGTAAACGTAAGTACCTTCTTCCATACTCTTAAGTACTTTTGTACGTTCTCTATCTAACCTAATCTTTGCTAACTCAATCTTTTTTTGAGCTAATGTACTACCTTCTTTAAAATATATATCTGTAATAGATGTACCTTTAACTCCCATTCTAGTCATTCTAGTTGCTGCTCTAAGTCGTTCATTAGTAACGAATGTTGTAGCTACATAGATACCCATAGGTACTGATCTATCTGCTCCATTCTTCAGCAACTCTTCTTTTAATTCATACCCTCTAGCTTCCATAGCAGACTGTTCACTTATAGGTGCAATCTCCATTGTAATCTTATCATCAAATATTTCTTTGCTATATCCTTTGATCATCTGGGTAGTATTGCCTTCAAATAGTGTAGCTTTAGAATCATCTATAAATCCTTTATGGATATGTACTAAATTCTTTACTCCACGTCTACCCCACTCTACCCTCATTAACTCTGCAACTTGCTTCTTCTGTTCTTTGTTTGAGTATTTCAAGGCTGTTAGTGTGGCAACTGTATCTATTTCTTTCATTAGTAATCTTCCACGATTACCTTTTACTTTTTTAATTTCTGATGACTGTAATCCTCTAGCTATGTTCCATGAGTTAAAGTTCATTCCTGTACTTATCTCACCTGTAGCCATATATACACCTAGTACATGTGCTTGGTTAATATGCCAATGTCTATGTACACTATCCATATCTTCTAATCTACTCTTAGCCCAGTTAAGCTGTTTTTCTAGCTCAGCATCATCTTCTAACATACTACGTATTTTCTTATTGGTATATTGTTTATCAAAAAATATACTTTGTATATCTGTATCTACAAGTATTGCTGTTAAAGCTTCTTCTTCAGTTTCTGATAGTTTAGTTTCCCCAAATCCATCTAATACTAATTTTTTAGCTTCAAGTATTACTCTGTTTCTAGCTTGGTCAATCTTATCTGAAGTTGTACCTAACCATTCTACTGCTTTCTGCATTTCATTAGTTTCCATGAATGCTCTTCCCCAGTCTCTTAACATACCTTCAGGGGTTACACCCCAGGCAGACATAACATGACCAAAGTAGTTTCTATACTCTTTGTTATTCATTATTACCCATAAGGCTTTAGCTGTCCATGGTATACGTTCAGCCAGTGTTGCGTTTGCTGGTAGATTTGCAATCGTAATATTTTCATCTTTGAATTTATTGATTACTTTATCTATAGCTTCGCCTATCATTTCATTACCGCTTTGAATACCATCTGTTATTGTATTTACAATGTTCTTTTGCTTTACCTCATTTAACTTATTGTTATTGATTTCTGCTAAAGCCATTGTCAACTTCATAGCTTGTTCATAAGCTGTCTTCTTACTATCGTTAAACTCATAGTTACCCATTATTAAATCTACTAAAGAGGTAAACCAATCTACAAGTACTTCTAAGATATTCTTAGTTTCATGCTTAGGCTTTAGGTTCATCAGCTTTAGTTTTTCTGATAGTATAGGGTTTGTCAATGCATGGGCTATAAATTCTGCTCTTGCTTCTTTATTGGTAAATATATACTGATACAACTCTTTAGCTATACGTTCTTCACGAACTGCGTCTATGCTTTCTTTAGGCATAAGCTCTTTCCAAGTTAAACGATCCATTACAGATTCCATCAAGTAATCAAGTTCTTTAACTAGCTTAGCAGCTTCTCTGTTTATAGAGGCAGATTCTAATGAAAACTGTGTTATTGCGTGTACGATTTCATGTGCATATATTTCTGCAGCACCCATTTCATTATTTGCTTGCTTAGCTACATTTGAAAAGTATACACCTATCTTCGTATTACTCGCTATACCACCACGTCCTTCTACATCTTTACTTACATATACGTCCATCTTTGTGAAGAAATCAGATCTTAATGTGCTAAACAATGTTCGTAATTGACTCATGTGTTCATCAGATTCTTTTTTACCATCTGCTTCATGTAACTCTTCAAGTAGAGCTACCATTCTTTCAGGATCTTTGTGTATGTTCTTTTCGATATCTTCAAAGCTATTCCATGCTTTATTAGCACCTTGTGTATTACCATAAGTAGCTGCTACATGAGCAAACTCTCTGATACGTGTATCTAAATCTACATTATCTAATTTAATGAATTTAGAATTAGCCGGTATCTGATATACTTTATTAGCATCTTTATATGTGTAATAAGCTGTACGACCTACTATTCTTTCTATAGTAATAGGAACTACATATCCTGTAGATTCACTTTTAGTATTCTGTATCTTAGGCTTCTCTTTATTTAGTTCTACAATAAAATCTTTTTTAGTACTTTCATAAGAATCTACAATGTATTCATATACATCATCTTTTGAAGAAGATTTTACTGCTTCGTCTCCTAAGCGTAAGTCTTCAACTACATCTTTCATAAGTGATTCTAGTAGTTTAATCTGAGCCATAGTTAAGTTATGTTTATCACGTACATTTTTTAGTATTTCATTTTTATTACAAGCCATTACACTTCCCTATGCTATCTTCAAATTCTTTTGCTGCTTCAAATGGTATATTACCCTTGTCAACCTGTTCCTGTAGTTTACTACTTTTCAACTTAGGCTTTCCTGGATGTTCAAATACACCTTCAGACATACCTGCCATGTGCATTACGTAGGCACCGTCTTCATCCAATATTTCTTTAAACTGTTTTCTACCTTTGATAATCTTTTTTTGTTGAGCTTTAGCATCTTTTAATGCTTGCTTTACAAAGTCTGATACAGAAAGTGTTTCCCACTTACCATTTACGTTATAACTATTAGTTGCGTTATAAGCTTCGTCATTAGACTTGTTTTTTAATACACGTTCTAATCCAGCTACTATTTCATCTATAACACTATACTCATCTGACATATCTATAAATTCTTTATTGTACTGTCTTGTAACCTCATTTGCTAATAGCAATGGAGGCATAACCGCATCATGGATTGATGTTGTCATAGCACTTTTATATTCACTAGTCATATGATTTAATGTTCTACCCATTAATGCACCATCTATAAAGTGTATTGGTACAACTGAACCAGCACTTATAGCTGCATCAAACTCTTTAATCTTATGCCAGATGTTTAATGTCTCTTGACTTTCACCAAGGTTCTTTTTAGCCCATCCTTTTGATAACCACGTCTTAGCACCTACACTTTTGTCGGGTGTACCTGATTTGGTTTTATATATAGGTATTAACGCTTTCATATCATCTTTAGTGAATGGTCCCTTAATTGCCGGGAATGCATCTTGCATAGCCATTAATACTTCTAATTTACCTTGTACTGTTAATATACCATCGTTAGCTGCTCTTTTGTCCTCTAAAGCTTTTGTATACTCTATGTTGAATACTTCAAACATACCTTTAAAGGAGTTGTTAATTACAGCTTGTATATCTAAGAATGGTTTAAACTCTTTAGTTAATACTGTTTCTAACTTACTACCATATGAAGCATTTATAAGAGTACTCAGCAATGTATGTAGGTTATGTTTTTTACTATTACCTAACATTATTCTATCTGCAGGTACTTCTTGAATTGCTTTACGTAATTCATCTACAGTAGTAATCTTCTTACCGTCTACCTGTAGTTTACCTGTACCAATATTCATATTTAAACTTTTAAATAATTCTTCAATAACAGTTTTCTCTTTATTAGCTAAAACTTTCTCTAATATATCTGTAGCTAGTTTATTCGCTAGTGATATTCTAATACTCTTAATAGAAGCACTATAGTTAAAGATCATGAAAGGATTCTTAAACAATGTACGCAAATCAGACTTAACAGCAGTTCCGGCTATATGCTTAGGCAACATTCCATAAAGTATATCCCATGTACTTTTACCCTCAGTACCATGTCCTTTACGCATATCAGCTAAAACACCTGCATAGTTTACAAAATCAGGATAAGCTTGCTGTAGTTCTTTACTGCTTAATGAACTCTCTATTAGTTTTGAATCTATATCTACCATTTGTTCTGCTGCTGTCTGGTATGAATCTCTGATCTTACCATCAAGGATATCATTCATACTTACTTTAGGTTTTGTATCTAAATAGTCCAATAGTTCTTTATGGTCTTTCTTAAAGTCAGCCCATGATTCTCCACCGGTAAACCCGTTAAACATCGCACTCATTTTAGCATCATCAGCATTTATCAATACTTTTGGTATTATACCTACTTTAAGTGCGTATCTTAACGTTCTTCCTATAACCGGCATCTGTGCTAACTTAATAGCGAAACCTGAAGTTACCGCATCGAACTCTGCTGTAATTGAGCTAGTTATGCTTGTATCATTATTTTCAATCTTCTCTAGTATACTAAACGCTTGTAGCGCATGTGTAAAATGTTCTACTTCAATCTTTATGTAGTTATCAGGATTAGTGTTATCTTTAACGTTAATACGTAATTCACCTTTCTTCATAAATATATTACGTATGTCAGCTATTTTAGCATCTTCTATAATCTGTATATCTTTAGGACCTTCATAGATTATCTCTAATTTACTATTCGCAGTACCTTCAAGCAATCTTTGCATTTGTGTATAGAATTTGCTACTCTCTTTTTTATCTGTAGCAATACCTAAACCTTGTGCTAGTGCGTAATACATATTTTGTTGAACTACTTTAGGATCTACATCAGCTTTAGCTTTTAGTTCTGTGTTAGACTGTCCTACCCAATCCGTAACTGTAAACTGAGGTACATCTTCTTTATAGCTAACACCATACATTACTTTATGCTCTTTAGGTGTTACTATAAATCTATGTAGCTGTTTGTCTGTCTGAGGATTAATTGTATTACTATCCATCATATAACGACCGTTCTTAGTATAGAACCATTCAAAGAATAAACCTACATCTTCATTATCAGTATACTTATCTTTTAGTAACGATAATTCTTCTATAGATCTTTCTATATCCATATTGATTGCAGGTTGTATTTCTCTGCTTTCGTATGATAATGCTTCTAGAGCATCCGTATTTTCCATATCAATCCAACCAAGTAAAGCTTTGATATCATCCTGATTATCAAGTACCTGATTTACTAATTCAAAGTTTACACTATACTCTTGATTCATTAGATTTTCTAATGTTGTCTTAGCTTCTTCTGCAGGCTTAAACCCAGATATATCTTTTGATATAGTATTCTTACGTGCTTCTTTAGTACCTTTTCCTATCTCTACATCTGAAGGTTCTCTTCGTATAGTAGATACATCAGGTAATTGTTCTTTCAATACTTCAAATGATTCTTTGTATTCTTCTATAACATCATCATAGATATCACCAGGAATCTTTACAAAACCTACAGTAGTTCCAGTTATATTCTCTGCACTGTCATCTAATGCACCATCCCTACCTAGTAGATGCATATATTCTTCTACAGACATTTCATCCATATCGAATACTTTCATATCTACACCAAGTAGTATAGCATACTGTCCTAAGTCAGCTATTAATCTATCATACTGTTCTGTATCTGCTACTTCACTATTTGCTTTACGCTTAATACCTAAGTGTTTAGCTATAGCTTTTCCCATATCATCAGCTAAAGTTTTCTTTAACATACCATGTTTACCAAGATCAATAGCTTCTCTATTACCTATAGAGTAAGCTTCTATTCCGTGCATTCTAGCTACGTCTTCTTTAGTCTTATACTTATCTGAGATCATTCTACCGTTGATCGCTATCTGTTCTATTACAGCAGTTGTCATTGCTGCAACTACGTTATCATTAAGTACTGTCTTATCGTTAACTTCTTCCATAAGTAACATTCTAGCAGGATCGTTATACAATGAATAATCAAATAAGGTAGCAAAACCTCCGGCTTTTTTATGTTCTTCTTTAGTCTTAATAGAAGGATCTTTTTTAGTATTACCTTGTACTACATCTACGTTAGGAGCTGTAAATACTTTTTTAGCATTATTGAATATTTCATAAAGCTTAGATCCCATATTATCTACAGGTAGTGTATTAAACACTGTAGGCGTACCTTTAAGTTCAACTATCTCATTTATGTCTAGTGTTAAAGTCATACCTATTTTCTTATCTGTAATACTATCTCTATATCTTTTAAGACTTATACCTGTCTTTTTAAGTATGTTCTCAACAACCTTTTTAGCTTCTGTAATATGTCCATATTCTTTACTTGTAAGCAATGCGTTTATAGCATCTGTTTCAGATATACCGCCTTTATCTTTAGCTGTAGCTAGAATACCTTTCCATTTACTAAGCATATTTACTTTAGCATTAACATTACTAATATCGTCTGTAGCTTTTTTAACAGCAAGTTCTTCGATCTTCTTTGCTACTGTTGAGTAATCTTTGCCTACAAGCCATTTCTTATTTACATCGGCTATATCCATACTTGTTAGTTCTGAATCATTGTCTACCATAGCTTTTCTATAGCCATTGCTAAGTTCTTGTACTTGCTTTTTTATAGCACTTGTAGAAGCTTTTATCATCTTATCTTGACGTACATCTTCTGTATCTGTTGCACTATAATACTCTTTAGCATTAGTAGCTGCTTCTTTAAAGGAAGTATCTTTTTTAGCTTTTGTACTTATATCATCTATTTCAGATATGTCGTTTATTAATGCTGCTATACTTAGTGTTAAATTACCATTAGCTTTTGATTTAGCTTTTGCTTTATCTGCTGCTTTAGCTTTTACAGCATCTATTTCAGCTTTCTCTACTATAGCTTTTTCTTTTGGTTTATACACTTTACTATCAGCATCTGCTGCTGAGTAAGTATGTCCAATAGTTATAGCAGTTCTTATTGCTACCTTTGCTTTGTTATCTAATTGACTATCCATTACTATAGTTGCTCCAGCTTTTTTAGCTTTTACTATTTCATTTATAGTTGCTTTATCTAACTTGTGTACATAACCTTTTATATTTCTGCTTTTTGCAGGAGTAGAACTGTTTACAACTACTACATCTTCAGAAGTATATTTTTTAGTATTTACAAGCTTACTATTACTTGCTACTTTTTTATACTCATTCCACTTATATCCGTGGTTAGTATCAAGTATAACTTTACTCACATCATGTTCGCTATACAGTTTTTGATCATTATCTCTAAACTTTTGATTCTTAGGTTTTGTTGCAGCCGGTACTGTGATACCTCCATCAAATCCATCAAGAGTAACATTAGCTTTAGTAGTTTCTTTACCGATTGTAACCATACCGTCTTCAAGGTTTGTTAATACTCTACCTGTAGCATCTGATATTTTTTTAGCGTTAACTAGACTTTGTTGTATATCTTCAAGACTATTTACTTTAAATTCTATCTTATGTTCTTTTTTACGATTGTTACTTATAGGAAGAATACGCTTAATACTTGTCTGTGTAGCTTTTACACCTGCTTCTCTAGTCTTAAGTATTGTCCCTAATTCATCAATAACGCTGTCTACTGCAGATTTATACTCTACTTCTTTATCGTAGAAACTACCCATACGGGTACCTAGTTTTTGAATCTTTTTAGAATTCTTTTCAGGATCTTTCATATAGACTTTAGCTTCTGCTAAATAACTTGCTGCTCCACGTTTACCACCGATAGCTTCTTGTTCTACAGTAATTAAGTTTTTAATCTTAGTAAGACTTTCAGAAGATATATTATTAATTTTTGCAAAGCTTTCTAATTTAGGTTCAATAACATCATCTAATGTTTTACCTTTTAGTACAGTAAGTAAGAAACTTTCTGCATCAGCAGTACTACCGAATTTAATAGGCTCATCGTTTGACATATCATCAAATGCTAATGTTAATGTCTCTTTACGTTTAGCGTACTCTGCTTTAACTTCCGGGGATAATTCGTCTGAATCTTCAAAATCCTCTACTCTGTTTTGTAGTTCCATAACACTTGCTAGTGTACCTTCTATACCATCATTACCGATCTCTACATCTATATTTGCAATATCATCCATTGTAGGAGCTACTGCAGGAATATCTGTACCTACTTGAGGGCGTGTACTATTTCTAGTTTGTTTTCTACGATCCATTTCAGCTTTAAGCTGTTCTACTGACATTCCTGTAAAGTTACTTATAGCAGCTTTTGTAGCTGTAGCAGCTGATGGAACACCACCTGCAGCCATACCAATCATACCAGCTTCTAATGCTTCTCGTTGTTCTTTATCTGTAAGTTCAGTATTCATCTTACTAGCATCAGTTGCTTTATTCTCTAATACAGTCTGTGCTGTTTCTGTAATACCTTCTACTGCCGCTTTAGGGGCTATTGAAGCAATCTCTACACCTACTGCAGTTAAACGATCTCCGAACATTCCTATTACTTTATTCTGTACACCTTCAGGCATACCTTTCATCATAGTAGACAAACCTTTAGCGGATCCTAATGTAACCTTATCACCAAATCTATCAAGTAATGTACCTACAGTGCTTAGTGCGGCAGATGTTATCTTGTCTTCATCTGATAATTCAATACCTGCTTTAGCGGCACTATCTTCTAGTTCGTTTAGGTTACTTGCTATGTTAGCAGATACAACTCCACCTAGACCGAATGGGTTAGCCATTACAACCATTTCAGGTAAAGACTGAGTAAATGCTGTTATTGAACGTGTATCGAACATGTGACCTACAGCTTCTAGGTAATCACCTTTTTCTACCATGTCTGCAAGCTCTTTACCAAAACCTTGTACAGAAGATGTGTCATAACCTACAAGTTCATCATACTTACCTTTTTCTCTCCAGTCTTGTTGTTCAGTCTGTATCTGTGCGCCTTCTTCTTTTAAGAAACTACCAATACTTTTTAATGCACTTTCAGATACATTACTTTCTTCAGAAGCAGGGTTCTCTTTGTTATAACCGTTCTGCCATTCATCTAATTTTTCAACACCTTCTCCAGCTAGTTCTACTAAACTACCTACAAGTTCTGCTCCTCGTGAAGATAGGTTAGCGTATCCACTAGCCATTGCTTCTGGTAGTTGCATACCAGGATCTGGTTTAAAGTCAGCAAATGATGATCCACCACTTTGTCCATGCTTTGAACTCCAGCTTTCTGCTCCCGGAAGTAGTTCTTTCTCAGCAAGTATATTATTCTCAGCTTGAGTAAGTTCTTCTGGTGTCATACCTCTAGTATCACCAAGTATACCTGATACATCATTATAGTATTCACTAACACCACTTGCATGAGCTAATGCTTCAGGAGCCATAACATCAGGAAATTGTCTATTTTCTAGTGCTGTTTTATTACCATGTACCATACCTTCTAAAGCAGTAGCAGTTTCGTATGGAAGTAGCATATCCATATAGTTCTTTTTTAAGTCTACACCATTCTCACCAGCATCCCACCCATAACCGTTTTTACCTGTGTTATAACCTTCAGCTTCAGCTTGTCCTGGAGTATACCTATAATCAGAGCTAGGTAAATCTCCTCTAGCCAATCCTACTTTAACTACATTAGGATCATCTTTTGTTCCGTACATGTACATACGTCTAGTATCTCCGGTGAATTCTTCACCTGTAACGTTAGAGTATACTTTACCTGTAACTGGATCTTGACGTAATGATTTATCAGCAGCATCACTAAAAGCATCTTGTAGTTGTGCACCACTTAAGTCATTCCACACTTTGTTGGCATTACTTTCTAAAAGTCCGTTACCTATTTCTGAATAGGTATTATTCTGTAGATCAGCTCCTTGAGCTAACTTACCAAGACGACTTACTTTCTCTTCTTTTCTATTTGCTAATAATGAAGTTTTATCTGATGTTAATGATGTAGGTTCTGGAAGTAAAGTAGGCCCATTTAGCCTATCGTTAAGTTCTGCTTCTGCGATTGCTAAATAAGGGTTACTTGCCATATATTAATTCCTATAGGTATATTTTATTAAGGTATTATAGTATAATTCGTATAAAGACCGGCTTTACACGAAAGTACTTAAGCCCCCTTTTTATCCATTTTTCGTAAGTACCATAGTCCGGCTTGTGATGCAGCGAAAGCGGGATCTGTTTCAAGTAATGTAGCTACTTGGTCTTTGCTCATACCTTGTAGTTGTTCTCTACTATAACCTACAGCTTTTTCGTAGTCTTTACCCATAGCGTGTCCATAATTTTGTATATTATCATACGCTGTATTTGGCTCTACTTGCCAAGCACTTCTAGCTGGACCATTAATTTGTTTATTATACCTACCACCCATTGATTCATGTAATGCAGTTTGGTACAATAACTCTTTCATCTCATTTGGAGCAAAGCCTCTACTTTGTAGTTCACCAGCAAAAGCTGGCATTGACTTATCTATAGCTGTTCTAATTTCAACTTCTTTAGGAGCTTTACCATATAAGTCTTTTACGTGTTGTGAATAAGCAGCTTCTTTTACTGGATCATTTGTAGTTTGGTACATTTGACTCCACATCTCTTTATATTTATCCCCGTTACTAGGTATAGTATTCGTTACTGCATGAGCTAAACCAGCTTCTTTAGCTCGTTGTTGCTGTACCGGTGCACTATCGTCACCAAAGTATGTTTGAAACATACGAGGGGAGGTTAAGGATGACTCTGTATTCATCTGCTGAAGATTTTTCATATACTCTTGTGTAGCTAATCCTTTAGGATCAACAGCATTTACATCATCACGTAGAAACTGCTTTAGCGTATTCTTAGGGTTTATGTTTAATGGGTTATTCATATTACTCACCTAGCAATTCTATTTGTTTTTTAACATAAGCTTTTACATTAGTGTATCCAGCTGCTGTTGCTTCTTTTACTAACTCTTGATAACGTTTTCTATTCCCGCCTTTTAGGCTAGAGAATCCTTCTTCAATTAAGTATAGATCATTCTTAGCCGATTCTGTTGCTGCACCAAGATCAGCTGCTTTAACATCAGCTGCTTTCTCTGCTTTTAACGTACGTGAACCTTTTAATAATTTAGTAGAATCTGGATCAGTCAATACTTTACGTACAGCTGTAGCTGCTTCTTTTGCTGATTTTATTCCTGATTTTAAAGCCCCTCCAGGACCTACTAGTGATGAACCTATAATAGCTATTTGCTGTGTAGTAGGATTTGTAACTCCAGCATTTTCTAATAGTGTTACAGCTTTAGCTGTAGTATCTTTCGAAAAGTCTGTAAATACAGAACCTTTTTGTTCTCCAAATAAGAATTCATCTGTACCCATTTTAATTACATTATAAGGACTTGTTGCAATATTCAAAGATTCAGCTGCTGAATTAGCCAACAAACCAAGCCCTGCTTTTACTGCTGTTGGTTCTTTACCTTGACTTACTGTTTCTTTTATATGGTTACCTAACTTTACAGCACCAGAACCTATAATATCTCCTAGTACTTCATAACCAGGAACTACTTTCGGTTTTGGGATAACTCTATCTGCAGTACCGAAACCAACAGGTAATGAGTGTTGAGCCATATCTACAGGTGCTACTTTTGCAACTGCTGCTTTTGTTTGTTTATCTACAGGTACTACTGTAGGTTCTTTAACTACTTTTGCAGTATTAGTTGACGATGCTGTGTTTGTAGCTGCTTTAGTTTCTGCAGGTTTATTAGCACTTGCGTATTTACCCATAACACCTGCAAATAATGCGTCTGCTTGTGCAGCTTTAACTGCATCAGGATCCATATTTAATAGACGTAATTTTTCAGCACCTTTATTATAAGCAGCATCATATGCGTTAACAGTAGCTGCTACTTTAGCTTTATAACCAGTAGCGTCAGCGTATCCGCCTTTTTTACCTTTAAAAGCATTTTCTTCTTCTTGTATATATTTTGATATAACAGTATTATCGAAAGAAGTACCACTAGCACCAGCTTTTGTAGCTCTACTTACAGCATTTTGTACAACTACTAAAGGAATTCCTTTTTCTTGTGCATGTGCATATACGTCTCGTATCTTAGAAGCATCTGCTCCTAACCCTAAAGGTGATACTTTTTCAGCATCTGCTTCCTGAGCTAATGTCCAGTCTTCTAGTTTATAACCAGAACCACTACCTTTAGAACTTTTATTACTTTCTTTATACTCTGTCTTGCTACTGTCTAATTCTAGTTTAGTTTTATCAGCAAGTAACTTTGCATTAGTTTTTTCTATCTCTTCAATTCTTTTTTGAGCTACTGTTTTTTCAGCTGCTTCAGCTTGAAGTAATTCTTGATGCATTCCAAGAGTAGGTAGTCCACCTGAATTTCGTACAGTCTCATTAGCTCTACGAAGTACATCTGCTTCTGACTCAACTTGAGATGGACTATTACCGGCAAGACTTCCTAAGCTTAATTGAGTAGCCAAACGAGTATCAGCTTCTTCTTTTGTAATTGGTTTACCTTGCGAATCTACATACTCTGACTGTAGATTAAGTGGTGTACCTTTAACATCGGAAGTTACAAGCTCGCCTTTATCGTTATGTCTAGAAAATACTCCAATATCATCTATAGCTTTTTGCTCTAGTGTGTTAGAAGGATTTAACCAACCACCAATTTCTTGTTTTGGTTTACTTAATTCTCGAAGAAATAAATCAGTAGAGTCACGTTCTTTTATACTTCTGTTATATAAGTCGATTGCCCTACCGTCAGAGGCTATAGCTCTAGCTTCTGCCGAATTCTTAAACTTCATACCTTCTTCGTATCTACGTTTATCTTCTGCAAGAGCAGCTTCTCTTACTAGTAGTTCTTGCTCATACCTACGTTTGTTTTCATCATCAGATTCTTGTTTAGCAAACATAGCCTGTACGTTAGTTAACGCATTCATTAATGGGCTTGTTGCATCTACAGGTTGTCTGAATGATCCAAAGTCTTGTCTTAAAGGCATATATAAATCCTTATACTACAGTTTTTGGTGCGAATGGAGATCCTGTTCTAGGAGCTTGTGCTGTATTAGCAGCTAGACCTTGAGCTTGAATCGGAGCAGTACCACCAGCACCGAAGTCTCTAGCTATATCTGCTTGTCTACCTTTAGCTTGATCAAGTAAGAATCCGTTTGTATCGTATTGCTGACCTAGTAATTTACGTTGCATTTCTGCAGTTTTCTTATTATCAAGATAACCCATAAAACCAAGTCCAAGCTGTCCTATACCTAGTGCACCTTGTACTCCTTTATATCCGCCTATACTATCCATCCAACTAGTTGTATCGCCCCTCATACCTAAGTTTGATGTATCAGCACTATTACCTATACTTGCGTATGCCGGATTTGTTTGGTATAATTCACCTGCTGCCATATCTTATCCTTTATGTAAAACTTTACATTTATTACTTTTAGTATACCATAAATATGTTTAACTCTTGTTGAACTTAGTTAGGGTATATGTATTCTAAACTGTTTTGACAGCGCCATGTACCTGTTGTTTTAAAGTACCTATCCGGACCTTCTCCGGTACCCAATTCAAAATCATTAAAGAATGGATTATAGTATCCTTCATACAAATCAGAAGTACTATAGTATACTTTATCTACACTACCTTTGTACAATTCATATTGTTGTTTCATTTCATCATTCTTTTCTTGCTGTGCTGTTAAATCACCTTGTATTTCAGCCATATCTTTTTCCATAAAGTAGGAAGCTACCCAGTTTACAGCAGATACTGTTTTGTTGAATATATCCATTAAGGATAATGTTGAACTACCGAATATCATTGTCTTAGCTGTTTCAAACAGTGTTTTTAAACCTACTTCAGAAATAGCTACATCCTTTATAGTAGTAGATGTTAATTCTATTATTGCTTCATTTGTTACTTCTTTCCCAGCACTCTGTAAAGCTTCTGTAGCTACTTGTTTTGCTAAAGCTACCTTTAATGCTCCATATATAGATATAACACCTACAATAGTACTTACTACTCCTAGGAAGTTTATAACTTTTCCTATATAAGCAGCAAATCCATGCCATCCTTGCTCTCCTGCAACATAAGCTAATCCAGTTAACGCAAGTGTACCTACCGAAAGTACTAAAGCAAATGCTGATGAGAAAGCAAATATAGCAGAAGCTTGACTCATACCTGCTGCAATAGCTGCACCGCCTGAGAATATAGCAAAAGCTATTAATGCTACAGCTAATACAATAGCAATTAGTTCTTCATACCATTCAGCTTCTTCTTCTGTATAGCCAGTCTTAAGACTTTTACCAAAGAATTTTACAAACTCTACAGCTTTCATATTTTCTATACCGGATACTTTTACATACGTACCTCTTTGGCTTAAACCACCACTAGCGTCTATATATACATTATCCTCTACGATAGGTACTAGATCTTCATACATATTTTTTAATGAAGCATTTATACTATTTTCTGTAGAAGATACTGTACCTTGTTGTTGTCTTGATACTAATGTGTTATAATATAAACTAGTATACATACCTGTAGGGTTATTTATATTTTCTAGACGTAATTTTATAGTATTTACTAAAGTACTTATAGGAGTATCGACTAAGTTTACTACAGCTTTTCGTCTGTACTTTATTTCTATATTAGCTTCTAATATAAGACTAGATAGTATACTTCCAGGCTGACTATAGTTAAAACTTCTAAACTGTTGTGCTGTTTCTCTAGCACCTATTTTTTTACTTTTAACAGTAATTTGTTTTTCAAATAGAAGGTCTGAAGTATCTAGTAAGGCTACTCCTAATAACCTATTAACAGGTACACTATTACCGGTAGCAGGATCATGGTATTCAGTAGTAAAAGATATAGCTTCAGTTTCAACTGATTTAGTCATAGCTATTATCTCCGCATCTGTAATACTAGCAGCGACAGGTTGCATAGGTTTATATATAGCAGTAGCTACTTGCCATTCAGATTCTGTACCTACTAAAGGAGAATGCATTTCTATATAATATTTTACTTCTTCTAGTGTTAATATATAACTCATCTCGTATCGTTGCCAATACACATAGTAGTTTTCTACACCATCCCAATCTTCTTTTTTAAGATCTTCGAGATTCATATTCATAAGTTTAAATAACTTACGAGTAGCTACACTATCAATTACGCCTTGACCTTTAATATATATAAACAGTTTGTCTAAAACTATTGTTCCACTACCTAAAGTCCTTTTAGGCCAATGGCGAAGTACTATGTTTTTAATACGTAAAGCATGAGTAAACTCTTGTATTTGTGGGGTATATCTATCATGTACTATATACATTAAAACCTACTTAGTATTTAAATACACTACAACTTTCGTTATAGTGTAATTCCGTCTGTTCCACCACCTTTAGTGTTTTGTACAGATCCATCACTAGAATTTAAGTAGTTAGCTGCTAGTGTCCACTTACTTAGGTATGATGTATAATCTATACCACTTGCTTCTGTACTAAGTAACATACTGATCATTGTTGCTGAACTATTAACTACGTGTTGTCTCATGTTATCATCAAAACCTTGTTCTTGTCTTTCAGCTACACGTGTCTGCCAGTATGTAAGCCCTTCTTTACCTATAGCAGTACTACCTGTAGTTGATACACCTAACATCCCATCCACATCAGTAGTAACATCTACATAGCCATGAGTTCTAAATGACCCTGCGTATGCTCCATAAGTGTTAGCTTGAGCTTGTCTTATAGTTTCATACTTAATACCTTCATTATGGTATTCTATGGATGGTACTATTACAGTAGTTTCGGCAAGATCATGAGCATCAATACCAAAGTCTCTTTTAACTTCACCTTGTATCTTCCATCCTTGGAATCTTTTAAGTAGTATTTCTGCATCTGTATTTTTAATATCAGATTCCATTTTAGATACTGAGGCAGTAATAGCTTTAGTTTCTTCTCTCATCTTAGTTAAGGTATAAGGAGCCAATCTGTCTTCTACAGCTATCTTCATCGCTGAGTCCATAGACTGTGCGGTAATACCATTAACCATATTAGATATAGTTTGAGCTACTATTTCACCTTTCTGATCACCTGTAATATTAGCATCATTAAGTATCTGAATAAGTGTTTCTTTAGCTTTTAAATATACACTATCTACTCCTGTAGAAGCTTCCATCAAACTCTTAAATATATCTACTACATCTGGTGCTATACTGTCTACTATTTCTTGTGTATATACTGTTGCCATGCATTTTCCTTTTTTTGTTTAACTTATATTTTATTTATTATCAGTAAAATATACTATAATATTATAGTATTATAGTAGAATTATATTATTCTCTATTATATCGTAACAAGGTTCTATATTCCCTTAATCCAAAACCTATATCTAAGTCAGAATCGTAAAATATATAACATTGAATACCATTAATTATAACAGTAGGAATCATGTATTATTATATTACAACCTAGAGCCATGTATATTCCTTTGTTTGATTAATTATTACATCTTATATATGATATCATCCACAATGATACGTACAAGCTATCATTTTAATATTTGAATTTTCTTTTGACCAATCTACTGATTCTAATGCTTTTGAAACAGTATAGTTATGAAGTAGATCATCGTC